TGAGTACGGAAGAGTATTAAGCAAGATGCCTAGCCTAACGCAAGAAGGTATCAATGAGACGAAAAGAAGCTTATATCAGATCCCGATGAGGGAAGAAAAGAAGCCCCCTCAAGAAAGCCAAGAGGTTATAAATAAAAATGCCTTGATGGGCAGAATAGCGGCTATGGGCAGAGGCGATTTACGTCAAGGACGATCTGGTCGATGAGTATTCCAAAAAATGTTACCAATCCGTCGCTCTACAAAAAAGCCAAGGCGAAGGCGAAGGCAAAGTTTGACGTTTATCCGAGCGCCTACGCTAACGCATATATGGTAAAAGAATATAAAAAAATGGGCGGCGGATATAGCGGCTCTAAGGCAGAGGGCGGAGAGATGAAAAGTTTTGACGCGAAAAAATCTGACCTCGATCGTGACGGCAAAATTTCTCGATACGAAAGAAAGCGGGGTGAGGCAATAGCCAAAAACATGAACACTGGCGGTGCCGTAGAACTGCAGGCGCGTGGTTGCGGGGCGATTATGAACAGCAAACGCAAAACCACGCGAGTACCCCGTGGCTAAGAAAGGATTAAAAGATTGGTTCGAGAAAGAAAATTGGGTGGATATTTCTGCACCTAAAAAAGGCGGTGGATACGAAAAATGCGGGAGGAAATCAACTTCCGACACAAAGCGTGGGTATCCAAAATGTGTGCCGTCTGACAAAGCAAGCTCTATGAGCGACAAGCAGGTTGAGTCTGCGGTTAGGCGCAAGAGAGCTAAAAAACAAGGTGTTGGCGGGAAACCGACTAACGTCGCAACGTATGCATCCGATGGAGGATCGATTATGAAAGGCGCTAAGCAGATGATGAAGGGCGGTAAAATGTACATGAAGGGCGGCGGAATGCCCGGCTTGCCTAAAGAGCCTCAAGAGATGGCTAAGGGCGGAGCACCAAAGACCGCTAAGGGTATGGCTAAAGGCGGAGCACCAAAGACCGCTAAAGGTATGGCTAAAGGCGGAGCGGCTAAAACCTCTAAGGGTTCTGCAAGAAACTTTAAGGCTCCAAACAAGAGAAATAGCGGCTTATACGGTTAATTTGCAATATGTGCGGTATTGTGTAAAAATTTACACCTTCTCATAAAAAGGTGTCAATATGTCTTATTTGCAGAGTAATATACCGCACTTTCCCTGCTTTGTTCGCAGGGAATATACGCATAACCACGTCAAATATCACGGTGAATACCTGCACGCACTTGCGATCGCGGTAACTACGGTGCCAGACAGATGCCTAAGTTTTCAAGTTGTATTTACCGGCGCAGAAACATATGACACCGATGAGGATAACATCCACGGCGGTGCTATGTGGGCAAGGATGCCGATCACTGCTCTGGTTGCAGATACTCCGCTAGACGAATGGCCTAAGACGATGGCCCCTCACCTTGTGCAGCCTTGGGATTGCTCATCAAGCGATCACGATGTCACTGTCTTAAACCGCGTTAGCAGCTCACCTTGGATTGCAAAGATCGATGGCGAGTTTCACACCGCAAGATATATGTTTACGGTTGACTATACGAACTCGCATATCAGCGACGATCCGGCTCAGCACAAGCAGAGTCACGTTCTTGAACTAACTGACGCTGGCGAGTACACTGGGAATATTGTTGCACTGCCAAATAATAGAGTAAGGGCGACCAATCCCGCGTTATGGCAACAAGGCGAGGGCGCACCTGACTTTAAGCCCAGCCAGTGGGTGATCAGTAGCGAAGCTGACGCAAGCTATATGGACGCTGGCTATACATTTGATAATTTGTATCAGCAGCAGGAAAATAAAGATGGCGATTAGTGGATCTAAAAACTTCGAGCTAGATGTTGCGGAATATGTTGAAGAGGCTTTTGAGCGCTGTGGATTAGAGTTGCGCACGGGTTATGACCTGAAAAGCGCGAACCGGAGCCTAAACTTGATGCTTGCAGAGTGGGCAAATCGCGGTTTAAACCAATGGACGATTGCCAAAAAAACCATAGCAATGGTTGTCGGGACAGAGACTTACACCATCGATTCGGTTAATCCTAGCGCGACCATAGACGTGCTAGATGTCTTTGTGCGGGAGACAATCAACACGCAAGAAAATGATCTCACCATGACGCGCATGAGTCGTGCAGAATACTCTCATCTGGCGACAAAAAAGACCACAGGAAAGCCTACACAGTTTTTTGTTGATAAAAGCATAACCCCAACCGTTACCGTCTGGCCTTCGCCTTCTGTTAACAACTCCTATGTGTTGCACCTAAATGTTTTGACGCGGATGGATGACGCGGATGAGGCTGTTAACACTCTTGATATGCCGTTTCGCTTTTACCCGTGCCTTGCTGCTGGTCTTGCATACTACATCGCACTAAAGAGAGCGCCAGAAAAGGTAACGCTGTTAAAGCAACTTTATGAAGAAGAGTTTCAACGCGCACTAAGCCAAGATCAAGAGCGCTCGTCATTTAGAATCTCGCCCGGATATTCTTCGGATACCGCCTGATGCCCTACGCCTCGGACAAAAACGCCTACGGCATATGCGACATTACTGGGTTTCGTTATCGACGCAAAGATATGAAGAAGACGTGGGACGGGTTTATTGTCGGCCCAGACCAGTGGAGTCCAAAGCATCCTCAGCTTATGCCAAGGAAGGCTCCAACTGATCCGCAGGCGATAAAAGAGGCAAGGCCAGAAAATGCTGACGACAACAACTTTTTTACCGTCTACACAAATGTTGGGACGGGCAAGCTAGGCCAAGAACTTGAAACTTTTGGGCTGACGTGTAGCGTTGGCACAGTCGAGGTAACCACATAATGAGCTTTACTCTAGCTACTTTAAAATCTACGATTCAAGATTATATGCAGGTCAATGAGACGACCTTTAACGACAATTTGGATGAGTTTATCCGCACGTCGGAAAACCGAATATTTAATCTGGTTCAACTGCCTCAGCAGCGCAAAAACGTGCAGGGAAACACAACAGAAAACTCTCGATTTTTGGCTCTACCGAATGATTTTTATGCGCCATTCTCTTTGGCGGTCATAGACTCAAGCAGCAAATATCATTACCTGTCGCTAAAGCACGTTTCGTTTTTGAAAGAATATTCACCAAGTGCCACGTCGCGTGGTCAACCAAAGTATTATTCGCTCTTCGACGGAGCGGCTTTTGAGCTTTCGCCTGTGCCAGATGCCGATTACACGGTTGAGATACATTACCTCAACCTGCCAGACTCATTAACAGCCGGTGCATCTTCTGGCACTACTTTACTGAGCACTGACTACCCAGACGCCCTTTTCTTTGGTTGCCTTGTTGAGGCCGCTGTATTTTTGAAAGAAAATCCTGACGTGATTGTTAACTTTGAGACGCGCTTTAAAGAAATGGTCGCCAGAATAAAGAACACTACCGAGGGTCGGCAGACGAAGGACGAGTATCGTTACGATATGTTGCGTGTTGGGGTGAGCTAGTTTGGATAAGCCAGAAGAGCTTAAAGGTAAAAAAGTAGCAATAATCGGTCTAGGTGCCTCGCAGGTTGATTATTGCATAGGCGTCGAAAACTCAAAGACTTGGGATGAGGTCTGGTGCATCAACAGTGCCCTAGCCGTCTTTCCCTGCGATCGAGTTTTTATGATGGATCCAACGTCACGATATCTCGACACGGATGATGCGGGTGCGCAGACGGATGTCATGCGCAAGATGCTGCCAAAGATGCCTACCGATATACCGATCTATAGCTGCGCAACTGATGAGCGCGTACCAGCCGTCGTTGAATATCCTCTGGCAGAGGTCGCAGGCGAGTTTAAGTGCGCATACCTAAACACCACGGTAGCTTATTCAATAGCCTTTGCGCTATGGGCGGAGGTTGGTCAGATTGATTTATTTGGCATTGATTTTAGCTACAAGCACAATATGCACTTTGCAGAATCGGGCAGAGCCTGCGTTGAGTTCTGGCTTAGCAAGTGCATGAGCGCTGGCATTATTATCGGTGCATCGCCAAAATCAACGCTGCTCGACAGCAATGTACCTCCCGCCGAGCGCTTGTACGGTTATCACAGGCTCGAAGACCCTCTGGTGGCACTGCCAGATAATGAGGGACAGTGGGTAATCTGCCCAGCATCAAAGTTAGAGGAGATGATTCAAAAGCACAATATGAGCTTTGAGAAACCACTATCTGCGCCTGAGCCATATAAGGGATGAAGGGTGAAGAGGGCTTTCAGCTTGGCAATATATTGGTTTCAACCACCGACTTTGGGGGGCACAAGCCAGAGTTTTGGGCTGAAAAGGCGACACACAAAATCTGCAGTATCTCTGCTGACGCGCCTGAGCACGTAAAAGAGCAGGCAATGGCTTTTCGCCGAGAGATTTATGCTGTAACATTAAGGGCTATAAATAGCGCCATTGCATCTGACCGCGTAACGATTAGCTCCACGTTGAGCCAACAAGGTCACAAAGACATGGCAAAAATAGTCAAGGAGCTTTAAATGGCAATCACTTCGACAGTATGCACCAGCTTCAAGACTGAGGTCTTGACGGGCACCCACAACTTTACAGCGTCCAGCGGCAACTCATTCAAGCTCGCGCTCTACACCTCTTCGGCAACCTTGGGCGCGGCTACAACAGCTTTCACGACCACGGGGCAGTCGAGCGGAACCAACTACACCTCTGGCGGTAGTGCTCTAACTAATATTACCCCAGTTGCCAGCGGCACTACTGCGGTGTGCGATTTCTCTGACCTCACCTTCTCCACGGCGACGGTCACTGCTCGCGGTTGTCTCATATATAATGACACCAACAGCGACAAGGCTGTATGCGCAATCGACTTTGGTGGTGAAAAGGCGAGTACCGCAGGCGACTTTACCATCGTCTTTCCTGCGCCGACTGCGACAGGCGCAATCATTAGACTGGCATGATCCGTGCCACTGACAAAGATAGACTTCAAGCCCGGCATTGTCAAAGAGGGCACCGATTATTCAGAAAAGGGTGGCTGGGTAGACGGCAACCTTATTCGTTTTAGAAAACAAGCCGTAGAGAAAATTGGCGGCTGGAAGAAATTGGGGTCGAATAACTTTCTTGGAATAAGTCGTGCGCTGCATAGCTGGATAACGCTTGGCGGCACAAGGCTTATGGGTATTGGAACAACCTTTAAATATTACGTCGAAGAGGGCGAAAATTATTACGATGTAACACCGCTTCGCGCAACCACAAGCGCAGGCGATGTTACTTTTTCCGCCTCAAACGGGTCAACCACAATTACCGTGACAGATTCGGCTCACGGTGCGGTAACTAACGATTTCGTTACTTTTTCTGGTGCAGCCACCCTTGGCGGCACGATAACCGCAGCGGTGCTAAACCAAGAATATCAAGTATTGTTGGTTACTGGGGTAAACACCTACACCCTTACCGCTAAAGACACCTCTGGAAATAATGTTACGGCGAACAGCTCTGACACTGGCAATGGCGGCAGTTCTGTCGTCGGAAAATATCAGATAAGTGTCGGTCTGGATACTTACCTGCAATCTACTGGGTGGAGTGTTGGGACGTGGGGGGCAGGTACTTTCGGATCCTCATCTCCGATAGGAGTCCTCAACCAACTAAGGTTGTGGACGCACGACAATTTCGGCGAAAATTTAATCATCAACCCTCGCGGCGGCGGAATATACCGTTGGCTAGAGAACGATGGGATTGCGGTTCGAGCCAAGGAGATGTCTCAGATATCGGGTGCGAATAAAGTGCCAACAGTTGGCCTACAGGTAATTACTGGGGAGACGGCTAGGCACTTGGTCGTTCTTGGAACCGATCCATTATCCAGCGGATCCAGAACGGGCGTCCTTGACCCGATGCTTATTGCGTTTAGCGATAGCGAGAATGAGCTAGATTTTGAACCCCTGACAACCAATTCAGCGGGTAGCGTGCGGCTGTCAAGCGGATCTTTTATTATTGGCGGGTTAAAGTCTCGCCAAGAAATATTGATCTGGACGGATACCGCACTGTACTCGATGAGCTTCATTGGTGCGCCGTTAACTTTTGCCGTTAATCTGGTTAATGAGGGGGCTGGGCTTATCTCCCCAAAGGCAGCAATTAATGCGCCTAGCGGTGTATTTTTTGCGAGCAAGACTGGCTTTTACACCTACAACGGCAGCGTCCAAAAATTAAGCTGCGATGTTCAAGAGTATGTATTTGAAGACATTGATCTCAGCCAGAGCTTCAAATGTTTCATGGCGCTAAACTCGCAGTTCTCTGAGACGTGGTTCTTTTATCCAAGCATTGAGGATGGAACTGGCGAGATATCTCGCTTTGTCATCTATAATTATGAGTCGAACACTTGGTCTATCGGCAAGATGGTGAGATACGCATGGCTTGACGCGGGTATCGAAAACCAGCCAAGGGCTGCTTCGTCAATCGGATCGACATATTGCTTATTTGAGCACGAACTCGGTTTCGACGATAACGGCGCAACCATGACAGATGTCTTCATCGAGTCTGCAGACGTAGATATTTCGGATGGCAACAACTACTCTTTTTTGAAAAAGATTATTCCTGACGTAAATTTTGTAACGGAGGTCGGAGTATCTGCCACCCCAGCGATGAATATTGTCGTCAAGCGAAGAGACTTTTCAAACGCTTCTTTGGTCACCGACAGCACGACTCAAGTAACCGAGTCGAGCACCTTCAGCAATGTTCGCTCAAGGGCTAGGCAGCTAGTCTTTAGGTTTGAGTCTGACGAGGACGCCAGTACGCCGCTTGGCTACAAGTGGAGACTCGGCTCGACAAGAATTGATATTCAACAGTCAGGTCAGCGATGAGTGTGCTCCTTGAGACAAGGTTGCCGCTTGCGCAGGGCGATAGCGTTGACAGTCAAACCTACAACCGCCTTGTGCGTGTCTTGGAGCTAAATTTAGGTCGAGTAGATATTTCAATCTCTCCTCACTTCAATTCAACTGAAATCAGTGAGCTACAATTTGCAACGGGCGCAATTATATTCAATACTAGCACCCAGACGCATCAAGCCTTTGATGGCACTAATCTGCGCAATCTTTATGCGCACCAGACTTTCCCCGAAAGTCAGGCAATAACAAGCGCTGTCGGCGCTGTGACGGTGAACACATGAATGATTTTTTGCAAAAGCGAATTCAAAATATGATCAGCGGCAGTGATCGCATGATGA